AATGAAATCGAGCTCGGGCATCGGGTGAAAGACCTCTATCCGAGCATCGACCTGCTCGGTGGCTCGGTCAATGACTTTATTCTGCCTCGCGGACGCCTGCGTATCACCTGCTGGCCGCTGGTCCGGGAGTACGCCCCGATGTTGCGGCTCCTCTATCCCGAGAGAGTAGCCGAGGCGGAGGCGGTCTCCGTCTACGACCTGCTCTCGGAGGAGATCAGGACGCGCGGCACGGGCGACGAGTCGGAAGGGAATCAGATGCTGTATCAATATGAAGTGCTCGCAGCCGGGGCGCGGTTTTTGCTGGAGGTCACATTGGACCCGTGGACGCCGGCGGCGGCGAGGTCGGCGGTCGGGCAGGCGCTAGCATCATGGGACAGCTTCTTCGGGGGGCAGAGCCGGCAGGGGCGCGGTCGCATGGCCGTGGTGGACGCCCGTGAGGTTCCGTCCGCGCTGGAATACGGCGCTTGGCTGCTCGAGCACGCCGAGACGATGAAAGCGGGACTGCTTGACGGCAGCCTGGGATCGGGGAGGGCGCTGTGCCTATGATCGGCCCCCTCCCGGCAATGGGGAGACGGGCCGCCGAAAAAGGTTACGACTGGCGGGAGATGCACAATCGGTGGCAGTCGGGGGCAATGAGCACGCTCTTGGTGACGGCTCATCTGGCGACACCGTACATTCCAGCCCCTCAGGGCAATGATATTCACCTGGATAGCCTGCTCGGGGCCGCCTTACTCCAGGACCTACCCGCGCCCGTGTTCTTCCCGGCTCACAGCGCGGCGGTAATCCCGATCCCCCTGGCCCTGCTGTGGCAGTCGGAGGGCGGTCTGCCACTCTGGGCGGCTACACCATTGTGGCCTGTGGGGGAAGCATTTATCGGGAGGGAATACTGGCACAAACGATACCCGTCCGACCGCGCCGACCTGTCCCTCAAACGCGCTGCCCTGACAAGCGCCGGGCGCTGGAAGGAATACCGGACGCCAGTTAATGCTGTGACCGGGAACGCGGTGGCCGGAATATGCGTGGGTGTGCAGTCGGAGGTTGAACGCCTGCTGACGCTGATAACTCATGTTGGCAAAAAAGGGAGCATAGGTTATGGGCGCGTAGGCCGATGGGGAGTGAGCGCTATCCCCCTCGAAGAGGGGCGCCAATCATGTCTGATTGGGCGTCCACTGCCTGTGAGTTGCCCTCTCGCCAGTGGGTTGCAAGGCAGGTTTGAGCCTCGCCTTGGTTGGACGCCGCCATACTGGTACGTGCCCTGGCACGAGCCGTGCCTGATACCGGAGGCTCCCCCCGTTGGATGACCTGACGCGGGCCGGCTTCTTGTTGCACGCCCGGACACCAGCATTCGCCGTCAAAGTCGAACGGGCGCGGGACATCATCGCGCGGTCCTTGGATAGCAACCCCTACGTTGCCTTCAGTGGTGGGAAGGACAGCTTGGTGGCGCTCGCGCTGGCGTGCCGGGCCCAACCGGGCATCACGGCTATCTGGAGCGATGACGAGTTGGAATATCCAGAAAATGAAACCTACATCCCGGCGGCGTGCTTGGCGTTGGGGGCCAATCTTATCGTGAAGACTGGCGAATCGTGGCACGGTGGATGGTTCTGGCCTTGGGTTGACGCTCCGTACTGGCGGGACCAATTGCCCGGCACGGTCCAGGACGGTCGCCCTACGGCATTCTACGCCCGCGATTTGGGGCATCGGGGAGTAATCCTGGGACTACGGCGAGAAGAAAGCATCAAACGCAGGTACTATCTCAGTCGCTCGCATGAGGTATTCGAGGACAAAACGGGGATGACCCGGGTCCATCCTTTGGCGGGATGGACGGTTGATGATGTTTGGGCAGCGATATTGGCCTGGGGATTGCCGCCCAATCCGGTATACGCTATTCTGGCCGCTACGGGGGAGAACCTGAGAGAGCAACGGGTCGGGCCATTGCCTTTGTCGAATGGAGGTACCCTGCGCGCCGGGTGGCCTGAGATGTTCTCTCGCCTACTGAGTCGATATGGGAATCATTGGGGGTGAAGTTCAAACTTGACCGCGACGACGCCCGCGTGCTGGCGCCGCTCGTGGGGCTTGCGCTTGTGGTTTGTGGTATGCTACTACTATCCGTAGCTGCCGCACTCATTACGGCGGGCGTAGGCTACCTGGCGTTGGGGGTCTACAGGAGGTGGTTCTAATGGATTTCACAGATGCCGAAATCGCAGCCATATTTGACCTACCGGCGGCGGAGTGTTTGGAGGACTTATTGGCTGGCCCTCGACTCCTACACGCCCTGGGGGTATTAGGCGAGGAGACTGTTCGCCGCCTCCTGTTCCCCGCAGGGTCCACCTAATCACGTGGGTCTTCTAGCGCGGGCCATTGCACCGATGGCCTCCGTGTCTGACGGGCCCGGTGGCCCTCTGTCGGATTACTGGTATCAGCCTCGCGGGACCCTCACCAGTTCCGGCGTGAGCGTCACCCCCGAGACGGCGCTGAACATCGCCACCTGGAACGCCTGTCTACGCATCCTCTCCAACACCCTGGCCATGCTCCCCCTCGTAACCTATCGTCGGACGGAGGACGACGGCAAAGAGCGGGCTACTAATCACCCCTTGTACGCCGTTCTCCACGACCGGCCCAATGCGCTTCAAACCTCATTCCAGTTCCGCCAGGGCCAGCAGCGCGACCTCGTATCGAGGGGGAATGCCTACTCACGGATATTGCCCGGCCCGCGTGGGACCGTAGACCAGCTAGTCCCATTGAGTCCCGACCGGATGCAGGTCGAGGCGCTCAGTAATGGTCGCCGCCGCTACATCTATCACCCGCCGAATGGCGGCTCACAGGAAACGTTGACCCAGGACGAAGTTTGGCATCTGATGAACATGTCCCAGGATGGCTTGATAGGGACATCGCTCATCGGTCAGGCGCGGGAATCCCTGGGCATGGCTGCCGCCGTATCGTCGTATGGAGCGCGCCTGTTCTCCCAGGGTGCGCTCCATCAGGGCGTGTTGTCCCACCCGGGAACGCTTAAGCCGGAGACACGCGAGCGGCTCCGAGAGGAACTGTCTGCCCAACATTCCGGGCTAGCCAACGCCCACACGACGATGATCCTCCAGGAAGGTATGAAATGGGAGAAAACATCACTCACTCCGGAAGACGCACAGTGGTTGGGCTCGCGGGCTTTTCAGTCGGCGGAGATAGCGGAGTGGACGGGCGTCCCCCTGGAACTGCTGCAACTGGAGGGCCGGACAACGACCTGGGGGACAGGCATCGAGCAGCTACTGATCGGCTTCATCACGTTCACGATGAACCCCTGGTTTGTGCTGTGGGAACAGTCTATCAACACCGACTTGATAACTGCCCGCGATACGTTCTTTGCCGAGTTTAGCCGTGAGGCCCTGCTTCGTGGCGATGCCGCGAGCCGGGCGAATTTCTACAACACGATGGTGAACATGGGCGCGATGACTCGAAACCAGGTGAGGCGATTAGAGAATTGGAACGTTCTGCCCGGTCTCGATGAGCCGTTGACGCCGTTGAATATGCGCCAAGGACAAGATGAATCACCGTCCTCGCCTGAACAGAAGCCCCCTCCAGAACCGACGCCTCCTGCCGCCCCTCCCGGCAGGGGCCGTCGGGCTGATTCGGTGACGCCTCACTATCGCGCGCTCGTGCTCGACGCTGCCGCACGGATGGTCCGGCGCGAGACCCAGGCGCTGGCGAGGCTCGCCGCGAAACACGCTGCGGACAGCCAGGCTTTCCATGCCGCTGCCGGGACCTTCTACGCCGACCACGCGGGGGTCATTGCCGAGGCGCTCCGCATCTCCGAGGTGGACGCCTGCGACTGGTGCTCGTGTCAACGGGCGTCCCTGGCCCAAGGCGGGCTGACGCAGATAGAACATTGGAATGAAAGTAAACCCCGTGACCTGGCAATGATGGTCCTGGGAATGGAGGAACGCTGATGCCGATAAATACCAAACTGAGCAAAGAGGCGCTGAAGATATTCGAGCAAGAGATGCTTATGGCAAGCGCCGACACTGCCGACTGGCTACGTGATGGCCTCTCAATGGCTGAATTTCTGCTATATCTGGAAATTGGGGGGACAAAATAATATGCCCATGCCAATGCCGCACAAAGACGAAGACCACGACGGCTTTATGACCAGGTGCCATTCTGAGATGAGCAAGGAGATGCCCGAAAAGGGCCAGCGCAACGCCGTCTGCCAGAAACAGTGGGAAGAGAACCACGCTGAGGCCCGCGCCGCCATGCCCCAATACTCCCATGTGCTCCAGGCTGTGTACGGCCAGCCGTGGGCCATCCTGCCATCGATGTACGCGACCATCTGTAGCCTGGTGGCATTCCGGGCCTCCGGTGGCCGGCTAACCGCCGAGGAAATCAAGGAGCGCATCGGGGCGGTGAAGGTTCGCTCAGGTGCTGCCCGGTCCGGCGCTATCGCCGTGCTGCCCATTTACGGTGTTCTGGCGCAGCACATGAACATGATGACGGCTATGTCCGGCGGCACGTCCACCGATCGGGCGGGCGCGGCCATCCAGGGCGCACTCAACGACCCGTCTATCAGCGCCATTGTGCTGGACATCGACTCGCCGGGCGGCTCGGTCTACGGCGTCCAGGAGATGCACGACCTGATTATGGCTGGGCGCGGGCGGAAGCCGATAGTGGCCGTAGCCAACAGCATGGCGGCCAGCGCCGCCTACTGGATAGCCAGCGCCGCCGACGAAATCGTGGTGACGCCCGGCGGTGAGGTGGGGAGTATCGGTTGCCTGGCAGTCCATGAAGACGTTTCCAAGCTCGAAGAGGCGATGGGCGTTAAACACTCTCTCATCTCGCATGGCGACAACAAGGTCCTGGGCAACTCGTTCGAGGCTCTGTCCGACCAGGCCAGGGGAGAGCTACAGAAGCGCGTTACTCAGTACGGTCACATGTTCGAGGCCGCCGTTGCCAAAGGGCGCGGGGTGAGTGCGGGCCATGTACGCTCGGAGTTCGGCCAGGGCCTGATGTTCGGCGCTGACGAGGCAGTGACGCGCGGCCTGGCCGACACGGTAGGGACTCTCCAGGGCGTGCTTGAGCGGCTGGCGGGCGTGAAGCCTCAGGGTGGCGCGCGGGCCGATTTCAGCATGGCAGAGATAGAGGCCCTCCAGTTCCGGCCACGGAGTTTGAGGGCCAGGGCTTGACAGACCCCCGTTCGACGGGCTAAACTAGCGACAACTGAATTGTGGGGCCTGTGGTCGGGCTTGTCCGATGACATGAACGGCTAACAGGTAACACGGTAACAAGCGTCCCCGATGGGGCGCAAGTCCGTAAAGACGCTGAATAGACAGCGCCGGACTTGCGCCCCATTTGCATTGTCCGGCGACACAGGAGGACAGATGCAAGCCAATCTTCGGGAACGCAGTAGCACGCTTCTGGCAGAGCGGGCAACTCTGGTGGACGAGGCCAGGACGCTCACGCTCAAGGCCGACAAGCAGGACGCGGATCGGACGCGCATCGCCGCAATCAAGGCCCGCGTGGATGGGATAGACAAGGACCTCGACGAGGTAGACGCTATCAGGGAGTGGGAGCGGACATCCCCGGCGGTGGATAACCCTACCTCAAAGGCCCGCGCCACCCTCGACGCCGTGAAACCGTTCGCGCCGAATGTGCGCGGCTTCGGGGACCAACTTCTGGCAGTCAGGAATCACGCCTTGGGGCATGGCCTCGATCCCCGGCTGGCGCACATTCAGGCTGCGGCCTCAGGGCTGAACGAGACCATCCCTAGCGAGGGCGGATTCCTGGTACAGACCGACTTCGCCACCGAGCTACTCCGGGACACCTACGACAACAGCGAGATCCTCAGGCGTTGCCGGCGTATCCCCATTAGCGGCCCATCGAACGCCTTCAGCCAGAACACCATCGATGAGACCAGCCGCGCGACCGGGTCCCGTATGGGCGGCCTTCAGGTCTATCACGAGGCGGAGGCGGCCAGCATCAGCGGCCTGGGCAGTAAGCCGAAGTTCGCCAAGGTCGAGATGAAGTTGGAGAAAATCATGGGCCTCTGCTACGCCACGGACGAGAACCTCCAGGACTCCGCGCAACTGGGAGCCATCATCCGTACCGCCTTCCCCGAGGAGATGGAGTTCGTTCTTTCCGACGATGTTATCAGGGGCGACGGCGCGGGGAAGGCCCTGGGCATCCTGAACAGCCCTGCGTTGGTGACTATCACCAAGGAAACGGGCCAGGCCGCCGACACTATCCTGACCGAGAACATCCTGAAAATGTGGAGGTCGCGGAAGGGGCGCGATCTGGTGTGGCTCTACAACCAGGAGCTCGAGGACCAACTGAGCACGTTGGTTCTGAACATCGGCACGGGTGGCGTGGAAATGAGGCTGTTCCAGGAGCCGACTGCGGCCGGCGGATTCGGCACAATCAAAGGCCGCCCGGCCATCCCCGTAGAGGTAGCGTCCGGCCCCGGCGACGTGGGCGACATCATTCTTGCGGACCTCAGCCAATACCTGATCATCGACAAGGGCGGCATCGAGACCGCCGAGTCCATCCACGTGCAGTTCCTCACGGGCGAGAACACCTACCGCTTCACCTATAGGGTGAACGGGCAGCCCATCCGGAAGAACAAGGTGACGCCGTACAAGCGGACAAGCTCCGACTTCTACGTCTCGCCCTTCGTTTGCCTTGGAGCCCGGTAAGCCGACAAGAGTTAATGGAGGCATAAAATGAGCACAAAAGATTTCGGGATGCGTCTGCACCCTGTACCGATCACTGCCCCGGAGCAGAAGACGGCAACCTTCGTGACGCCCCATGTGGCGATGAAGAAATACGAACGGGTCCAGTTCCTGGTGCTGCTGGGAACGCTCGCCACCGATAGTTTCACGCTGACGGTGACGGCCAGCGCGGTGACTGCCGGAACGACCACCACGGACCTGACGTTCAAATACCGCTTGACCGCCGCCGCCGGGACCGATACCCTCGGGGCGTTGAGCGCGGGCGTAACCTCGTTGGTGCTAACCCACACCACCTACGATAACAAGGCGCTTATCATCGAGGTGGACGCCAACGAGCTTACTGCCGACAAGCCCTATGTGGGGCTGACGTTCACCGACCCCGGCAACGCTGATGCCGTTATCGGTGTGTTTGCGCAGCTCAGTCCTCGCTACCCCCAGGAGACAAACGACGGAGCGCTGACCTAACCCTGGAATGAGTGGGGGAGGCCCATCGCGGCCTCCCCCAACTTAAAACGCCGGTCAACCCGGCAAAGGAGTTTCGCATGGCAACACTAGTTGCAGCCCGCAGTCCCCTTTACTACCAGAAGACCCCCGGCGGTATACCCGCCATCGTGGACGTGAGCAAGTTCTCGGGCAACATCTTCTACGTTGACTCTGCTACCGGGACCGATGGCGCCGGGTATGGGAGCCATCCTGATAAGCCGGTGGCCACCATCGACTACGCTATCGGCCTCTGTACGGCTAACCAAGGCGACGTTATTCTAATCCTGCCCGGCCACTCCGAGACCTTGACCACTGCTATCACCTGCGACATAGCGGGGGTGCAAATCATCTCCGTGGGACAGGGCGCTGACCGAGCACAGTTGACCGTGAACGGGGCCATAGACGGCGTAACCATTACCGCCGATGATGTGACCCTGGACGGCCTCTACTTCAACGAGTCCACGGATTCGGCCACGTCGAACATCAACATCGCTGCGGCCAGGGCCACGCTCCGGCGTGTTCATATGGACCTCGGCGCTACCGATGTGGACGCCATCACCATCACGGCAGCCGGCGAACTGCCCACCATCGAGGACTGCACGGCCCTGGTGACCGCGAATGGCCCGGATAGCTGGATCAAGTTCGAGGGCGTGATAGACCGGCCTATCATCCGGCGCAACGACGTTATAGGCTCCGATGGGACCAATGCCTTTGACGATGGCATCCTGGACTTCAACTCCCAGGCCGTGACCAACGCGCTAATCTACGAGAACACGTGGGGCGACGGTAACCAGGCCGTGACTGTCTTCGCCAATGGCGGGAGCGTGGTGGGTGAGGTTATCGGAATCAACAAATACGCGGCCCTGGCCACCAACGCTGACACCGTGGGATTCCCTCTTGCCGATGGCGCAATCACGGCGGCCAAGTTTGGCGCGGGGGCCATTGACGCGGCTGCCGTAGCCGCTGCCGCCATAGACGCGGCCACCTTCGCCGCCGACGCGCTCCAGGCCATCCAGGATGAGGGTGAGGACGCTCTCGAAGCTGAGAACCTCGACCATATCGCAGCCGTAACGACTGCCGCCGCCGATATGACTGCCGAGGTGGTGGACGGCTCGGTTGTCTCACGGCTGTTGTCCAAAACCTCCGACACCAGTTCCTACGATCCAACCACGGACGCGCTGGAAATGCTGTCCGACAAACTGGGCGGACTGACCGGAGATGGAGGCGCGGGCCAGGATGATTCGGTGAAGGCCAGCCTGGACCTGGCCCATACCGATATAGATGCAATTCTAGCGGACACCGGGACCGATGGAGTAGCCATCGCTGCCGACTCGATTACCAACGCCAAGATTGCCGACAACGCCCTGGCCACTGAACAGTTCGCCCTCTCCGCTGGGGAGAAGACAACTGACGGCATCGTAGTCACCAAGGCGGCGGCTGCCCTTCCACAATCAACCTCGGCAAACCTCTTCACCGTGACTGGCTTGGTGCTGGTCAAGCGGATTGTGGGCTATGTGACCGTGGGTATCGGGGCATTCGCCAACGCGACCAAACTGAAGACCAACTCGACCGGGGCCGGAGCTACAACGGACATCAGCGGCACAGTGGAGATGAACGCGGCGGCGGCTGATACCCGGCTCGAAATCACCGGGACCTTCGCCAATGCCGCCGTGCTGACCATTGACGTGCCTCTGGCTAAAGTGCAGACGGCGGAAATCGTTGTGCCGCCCGGGACCATCATGGTGGACTGCGCGGGCAGTGACGGCGGCGACGGGCGTATGCGCTGGTCTGTAACCTACGTCCCCCTGGAGTCCGGCGCGCAGATCGTGGCGGCCTAACACTGAGGCGATAGGCGG